GTTTCTGGAGTCCTAGCTAGTTCTGCTTGCAGTTGGCTAATGCGGTCCTGAGCTTGCGTGTAGCGAGGGTCTGCTACTTCTTGCTCGTCTAACCCACGAGCCATTGTTCCGATGTCGGCAAGCTCTAAGGCGGTGTATTGCGGACGGTAGGTACGCTCTGCACCAATCAATCGCTCCTGCAATTGAGGGTCCGTGATGCCCTGAGCCGAGCCAAAGCTCTCCCCAAATAAGTATTCACCCATTGACGCACCTGGGTCAATTGGTGGCGGTGCTTGTGTGCTTCCTTTTCCTCCCATAATATTATATGCTTAGTATTCTGTTAAATAGTTTAGGCGTGTATTCTACCTTAGTAGGTTTTTGATTCCTGTATCTTATGCCCAATAGTTTCTTTTGCATAACTTCAGGGCATTTGATAATAAAGTTCTGTGTTAATCGTTGAAAAGTGTCGGTACTGTCTGCAAATAAGAAGGCCATAAAGATTGCGTTACCCTCTGGGTCATCGGCTTCCCAGTTCTGAACAAAAGTCCAGCCGTCGTCCTCGTTGCAATTATACCACATAAATACACCTTGTATATTACCCTCTTCGTCCTGCTCGCACAGGAAGGTATGCTTGGCTAAATGATAAGCAATGAGTACCTGCATTCGATCCTCTGGCCATCCGGCTAAGACCTTCCCGTTCTCATGTTCAATACAGAAATCCACGACTTTATTTATAAAGTCAATAGCTTCTTTCTGTTCAGCATTTTGCAATGCTATTTGAACTGATTGCAGGAGAGGGTTCATTATCGACCGATTGCTTGCCAATAAACGTCACAAGTTCCGCTCAAGTTGTTTATTGTTAAACCCGTAGTTGAAACAGAATTTCCCTTTAGATAGACGGGATTAGTAAAACCTGTATTTGTTGTTTCCCACGTTACTTGGGCATTAAGGACGGCGTTAGGGAAAGCGGTTCCAAATGTCACAATATTAACTCCTGTACTTCCCGTTGGGGAATTTTCAACAACACCAAACTTCATAATAAGACCATTGGGAAGAGTGACACTTTCGGTATCATTAGCAGTAGCAGTTGGCGTAAATCCATCCGTTGAGGACGCATCAACATAGGCTTTAATGTTTCCTTGAGTTGCACCCTTGGTATCATCCGTTCCAAGTGAGTCATTATTAACAAGTACGCCAGCAGCTCCTACAATAGGTACTGCGGTAGGCACGGCAGCCCCGCCTGATACATTGCCTAATACGGTCTGATCAGCTTGAGTAGCCATCTTTGCTAGGGTTATGGCATTGTTTTCAACCTTCACCGTCGTGACTGCATCGGTAGCAAGTTGAGTAGACGTAATACCAGCATTCTTTACAATAATTTTCTTTGGAGTAGAACTGTCCAAGGCTGTGGTGCTGTCATCCACAGCTCCCGTCGCAAATGTTGCACTATCAACCAGGGCATTGAGGTTAGTTGCGGTAACCTGATCTCCTGTTGAGAATGTTGTTCCTTTTGATAAAATTGCCATTATTCTGCTTTATTAGTTGAACGGAAGGATATGGACCCGTCAGCTTCAACAGCCCTAATCTTTGGTCTTCCGAGTGTATTATTAATTGTAAATTGGATTCCGTAACCTCGACGGTTACCTATTCTACCACGGATGGACACATCCTCGGCCTCAGATAAAGTTGATCCCACAAAGTCACTGAGTGTGCCTAAAGGAACATTAAAATCCGGGTTCTCTGTCTCAGCAGATATATCAAAGTTAGAAACCGTAGATGCTCCGGATTCAATGTGCATTTCAAATTGCTTCCAGTTCTTTCTTTCGAGATTANNAAGCGTGTATTGCCGAGTGGTCAACGAACCTGGGACATTAATATTTTTTTCTGACCCTCCAATTTGTGTGATTACTCGGTCCACTCCGTCAACACGTTCGTCTAGTTTCTGGACACCGCCAATGTCATTGACTGCATATACCCCACGGGCATCGCCTTCACCCACAACCAGCAGGTTGGATACGTGGAAATCCGCGTCATTGACTTGGTCAATACTTTCCCACTGCTTATTAAGAAAGTTGTAAATTATTATAGCGTTGTTCTTGGTAGAATTATCCAAGGAACAGCCAAGAAGTATCTGTTATCAAAGTAAACGCCTACGGACTTGTCCCAATACGCCTGGTTGATTCTTTGGATAGTTACGTTAATTGGCTCACTGAGTGGAGTCTCAGTACCACGGAGGTTGTATTCATCAAAGAACTGAGTGCTGTAAACACCGTTATCGGATAAAAAGATAACCTGATTACCGACCTGTGTAATTGATTGACGGGCTACGCAGCCAACTTCGTTTGTTAGAAGTCTAGTGCTAGCTGCTTGTAGGGAAGTTGTATTAGTAATTAAGTGAATACTATTACGATTGAACACCATAAGGTTGTCCTCCGAGAAGGAGTGCAGTCCTACGTTAAAGTCAGCTTCACCAGCATTGAACCTGTACTGAGCATATATCTGGTCATAGGTGTCAGTGTCCAGAATGTCGGAAGCTATAACTTCATCAAGTATTCCTCGAGCGGTAAATGAATCCGTTGATGCATCAACACTAAATTTAAATGGCATGACTAGCCGACGTTGATGGTATGCAGCATATGGGGGAGCGGGCATATGACTAAATCCAAGACCAACCGATACTCGTTTTTGCACAGTTCCGTTTTTATTTGTAGTATCAGCCTTATCCGTAATAAACGTAAAGGTCGTTGTACTCGGTATTGATTTAACAACAATAGTATCACCAACCGTATAAGTAGAACTACCCGCGCCAGTAAAGGTTAAAGTATCTCCTACCAATAAAGTAGCCACCGCCGCAGTACTAGCTGTGGCTGTTGCTATGCCACTAGCGTAATCAATGTCAGTAAGTGAAAGGGGAATTGGCTGAGTATAAGTACCGCTGGACACCTTTGTAAAAGCTGGTGTGCCGCCAAATGAGCCGTCCCACTCGAGTGCGGTCTGGCCATCACGGAATATGAATACTTTGTTAAATGCTTGAAGCATGGATGCTGTAGCTGATACAGTCACTCCAGTTGGATAAGCAATGTCCGTAGTTGCTCCAGTAGCTATATTTACAGCAACCCCTTTTGAGTTCGACGCAAATATAATGTATTGACTGGCTGATGCATTTGGATCCGAGAAAGAACAGGAGCCATAAATGGCATTAACAGCACCATCATTTAGTATACCGAACTTAACCGTTGCAGTCCCGCCGGCCGTTCCGGTGTATGTTTGGTCAGCTATTGTAATCTGTGTACTACTGTTCTTTGTGAATGCACGGTCACCATTAACAGCAGGAGTAAGCCCGGATACACCTGACACATTAACTGTTCCAGTGCTTGGAAAATTTGTAGCAGTAACATTCGTTAGAACCACATCACCACCAGTCTGTGTAGCCGTTACTGACGTATCATCAGCAACTAAGAAGAATGGAAGTGTAAGCGCGGACGCACCTGTGGACAGTGGGCTAACAATTAAGTCAATTCCCTTTCGCACCTGAGCCTCGCCTCTGCGGTCAGTCCTAAGATTCTGTGCATCAGCAAGCAGGCTTGGCGGCAACTGATCGGGTCGCATCCTATTATTAAAACCAATAAAACCAACATCTCCATCCTTGGCAATGCGGTCATCTAGGTTAGCGTATGTGCGGTATTCAGGCATTTATTAAAGACGATTACCTAATAATTAAAAGGGACGATAGCCTTCTGATCTTCTTGGAAGACGATAATTTCTTGGGGTACTGTTGAAGTCATCTTCTTCAATTACTTGACGACTAATTGGAGCTTTGTTATCTACCTTCGTCAATTTTCTAAAAGTAGTCATCAATTTCTCGCCAGCTTGCTTTGGGGTTGGCTTGGACATTGCTTTAGTTTTTGGACCCTGTACAGCCTTTTTCTTTGCTTTTTTTTGTGAAGGCAAACGGCCTTGAGCCTTTGCCAGGTTATATGCGGGGGTTCCGCGACGATATTCTCTTTTTCTCATTGTATTGATTATTGAATTATTAACATTTCCAACGCTTCAAAGCTAGTGCCTTCCGTGTTGGTCTTCCTTTTTTGTCCTTCATTGGACCTTTGACTCCAGACATCCTGGCACAAAATGATTTCTTTCGAGCTAGCTTCTTGCCCTTCGGCTTGGATTCCGTGACTGGAGCCTTGAGGTTCGCACCCGTCTTGCGCTTGAAGTAGGCGCGACCAGCTGCTGTGAGTCCTCCCTTTTCGCTTTTGTGTTCCTTCCTCATTTGCTTTTTACTTTTGCTTTAGGTGTATTTGCTACGACTGTTCTTCCTTTGGCTCCTGCTGCTTTCTTTTTTCTAGCAGTGCTTGCTCTCTCCGCTTTCGTGAGGCTAAGAGCCTTTCTTTTAGGCAAGCAACGGTCAGGGTTCTTCTTATCCTTCGACGTTCCGCAAGGTCCTTTGATTGATCCATCAGTTCCGATCCTTACCCAGTTCTGCTTTCTCCATTGTTCTAGCTGTGACATTATGTTCTTTTACGTTTGGCACTTTTAGATTTCTTTGCGTAGTTAGGGTCCTTACAATACTTAGATGCAGCCATATTGGCGTAAGCGGATGGATACGTGTCAAACGTCCGTCTAGCCCAGGCTTTACCTTCCGGGCATATCTTACCTCCACTCTTTGCCTTCTTTGGCATTACTTACATTTCTTCCGTTTGCCCATTCCTTTACCTTTGGCGGGTGGGCGACCTACTTTACTTCCGTATGTTCCTTTTCCCATTGGCATAATATTATCTTTCGTTATTTGATTATTGATTTGACCCAAGCTACGAGCTTGGATGCGACGGATTTTACCTTAGTGATAAATGTGTCTTTAGTTTTGCAAATGCAGCACTTCATAACTATTTCTTTTTATCAATTAATTTTCTGCTAAATGCGTCAGCAGCTTCAATACTGCGCCTCATAGCTGCTTTTTGTTCGGGCGAATAACTTGCTGCAATATCAGCAGCGGACTCACCGGCACGTTTTCTGACATTAAATTGCGCCATAGTAGAGGCTGCCTTTGGATCAGATGTTTGAAGCTGACGTTTAAATTCTTTTCTAACTGCTTGCTCCGACATTCTTCTTTGAAGGTCTTTAGCTGTTGCTGCTAGCTCCGCAGCCTTAGCCTTTCTTTCTTTTTCGGTCATAATTATTTATTTGATTTGAGATGAACCAAAGTAGAACCCTACGATGGCTAAGGCAGTTTGCCTAATTTCTGGTAAAATTACAAAGCCCTGCACAGTGTCCCATTTAACGC